TTAAGTATTTTGCTCCAAGACTTTACTCAGCACAATATAGAGCAGTTACACCAAGGGATTATGAGGCAATAATTGAAACAATCTACCCTCAGACTGAGTCAGTTTCTGTAATTGGTGGAGAGGAATTAAACCCACCACAATTTGGTAAAGTACAAATAAGTATCAAACCTAAAAATGGTACTTTTGTATCAGATTTTGATAAATCTCAAATCAAAAATAAATTAAAGAGTTACGCTGTCGCTGGTATCAATTCTGAAATTGTTGACCTCAAAATACTATATGTGGAGATTAACTCAAATATCTATTATAATCCTTCACAGATTCCATCTGCAACATCTTTAAGATCAAATGCAATTAGTGCGTTAACTAGATATGCTAATAATGTAGAAATTAATAAGTTTGGTGGTAGATTTAAGTATAGTAAAATTAATCAACTTATTGACCGTGTAAATGATGGTATCACATCAAATATTACAAGGGTCATTATAAGGAGAGACTTAAAGGCATTACTTAATCAATTTGCACAATACGAATTGTGTTTTGGTAATCGTTTTAATATTAACCCTGCAGGATATAATATAAAGAGCACAGGTTTCACAGTTGCAGGTTCTAATAGTATTGCCTACTTTACAGATATACCAAATAAAAATGCAGCTGGTAACTTAGATGGTAGTAATAAAGGAACAATAAGTGTAGTTACGAAAAATGAGAAGAACCAACAGGTTGTATTAGTTAAGGAAGCAGGAGGTGTTGATTATATGAAGGGTGAGGTTCTTCTGAATACAATTAATATAACATCAACTGCTAGTGAAAATAATATTATTGAAGTTCAGGCATTTCCAGAATCAAACGATGTAGTTGGATTAAAAGATTTGTACTTAAATTTTGACGTTTCTAAGAGTACAATAAATACAGTGAAAGACGTAATCGCATCAGGTGAAGATGTTTCAGGAGTTGTATTCACAAGAGACTACTACACCTCAAGTTACTCAAACGGAGACCTAGAGAGGAAATAATTTATGTCCCAAATTGACAAAAGAATAAAAGTCAATACCATCATTGAAAATCAGTTACCACAATTTGTGTTAGCTGATTTTCCTAAAGCAACTGATTTTTTCAAGCAGTATTACATCTCTCAAGAATTTCAGGGAGGTGCCAGTGATTTAATTAATAATTTTAGTCAATATCTGAAAGTAGATAATTTAGTTCCAGAGGTGGTTGTAGGTGTTACAACTATTACTTCTGCAGTAACGACAAGTGATACAACAATTAATGTCCCAAGTACAAAGGGATTTCCATCAGAGTATGGATTATTAAAAATTGATGATGAGATTATATCCTACACTGGTATAACTACAAATTCATTTACAGGTTGTATTCGTGGATTTAGTGGTATATCTGGTTATAATGTTGGAGTTTCTTCTTCACTCATTGATGTAAATAGAGAAACTGTAGATTTTGATGATACAGTATCTTCTTCACACAGTACAGGTTCAACTGTAACTAACTTATCTGTATTATTCATACAAGAATTTTTTAGAAAATTAAAGAAAACATTTTTACCAGGTTTAGAAGATGATAAGTTTGCTGATGATTTAGATGTTGGAAACTTTGTTAAATTTGCACGTTCATTCTATCAGTCAAAGGGTGTTGAAGAATCAATCAAGATCTTATTTAAGGTATTATATGGTGTAGAAACAAGAATAATTGATTTAGAAGGAAACTTAATTAAACCATCAGATGCAGAATTTATTCGTCGTGAGATTGTAGTTGCAGATCTTATTACTCCTGATGGCGAACCACAAAACCTTACTGGACAAACAATCTTCAAATCAACAGACACAAGCACTAATGCATCAGTGTCTGAAGTTGAAATTATAAAAAGAGATGGTAAAAATTACTTTAAGTTAGCATTATTTGTAGGTTTTAGTGACCGTGATTTAATTGAAGGAACATTTACAATACCTGGCAACACCAAGATATTAAATCCTGTATCAGTTGGAGCATCAATAATAGACGTTGACTCTACAGTTGGATTTGGAACTACAGGAACAGTAGTAAGTGGAGATAATAGAATTGATTATAAATCAAAATCAATCAATCAGTTCTTTGAATGTTCTGGTATAACCAATACAATATCATCAGCTGATGACTTAAGATCAAATGAAACCATTTTTGGATATGAAAATGGTGATTTAAGTAAAAAAATTGAATTAAGAATTACAGGTGTATTATCAGAGTTGGTTCCAGTTACTGATGTAAACTTAGTCAATGAGGGTGAAAATATATTTGTTAAAAATGTTGGTGAAAAAATTACTAATTTTAACGATAGTTACAAACAAATTTTTGCAAATTCATGGATTTATAATACTAGTTCCAGATTTGAGGTTGAAATTTCAGGTTCAACATTTAATTTAAAGACAAAAATTGATAAATCTTCACTTCGTATTGGTGATCAATTTGATATTATCAAGAGAGGAGGTCAAACTTCTGAAGGTAGAGGTACAATCACAAGTATTAATAGTACACTTAATCAGTTTAATGCAACTGGTATCGCTGGTTTTACGCAAATTACTGGTCAAAATTATGATATTCGTAGAGTAATAAGGAAAGTTACAAGTTCAGGAGTAGAATTAAAAGAAGGAAATAATAATGTTATTGCCGATACACTGAATGTTTATGTAGATGGCAATACAAATGGTTTTGTAGCATCTAACTCACTTCCAAGTTATGATATAAAAACAGATGTTATTGAAGAAGTAATTACTGGTAGTACAGATGCAGTGCTAGATGGATTTGATCCGCTCACTCAAAAATATAGTTTTCTTGTTTTTCCAAGTGGTAAAAATATAAAATTCATTCAAGGTGACGAAATTGTTTATCAACCTGAAAATAATAACTTTATCGGATTAGATACTGGTAGATCTTATTTTGTAGATCCAGTAATACCATCAGATCCAAATCAAACTATCTCAAAAATTAGAATTTATAATTCTAATTCACAAATCGGAACTGCAAACACTGTTCAAGTAGGTGCGGGTGTAACAACAACAGATATTCATAGGTTTATATTAAAAAGACATGCGAGTAAAAAAATATCAACAGATAAAATATTAAGAAAAATTCCTCTATCACAAAATTTATTTGAGGTATCAAAGCATGATACTCCAGTAAATGATATTGGTATTTTAATTAATGGTGTACAAATACGCTCACCTATTTCAGATGATCAGATTTTCTTTGGTCCTCTCCAATCAATTGAACTATTAAACTCTGGAAGTGGATATGATGTTATTAATCCTCCTATAATTGGTATTGAAACTAGTTCAGGAGTTGGTGCTGGTGCAGAACCTATAATTCAAGGAACTGTAAAAGAAGTTTTTGTTGACCCACAACCATTTGATATTGAAGCAATTCAGAATATTTCATTAACTGGTGGTAATGGAACAGATTGTGTATTAGAACCTGTTCTTGGAACAAGGAATAGAAGTTTAGAATTTGATAGTAGAGATATATTTTTCAATGGTGGAATCGATATTATAAACGAAACAATCACATTTAAGACTGAACATAACTTAGAAAATGGACAATTATTATTCTATAATGCAAATGGAAATACTCCAATTGGTATAGGTGATGCATATGATGGCACTAATACACCAACTGGCACATTGTCTGATGGAGATCCTTACTTCGTAAGAGTAGTAAATCCAACAACCGTTCGTATATTCAACAGTAAAGTTGATGCACTTGCGGGAATAGCAGGTATAAACACTGTTGGGTTATCAACAGATACTGGTGCGAGAGGTATTCATAAGTTTAGAACAGAAAATAGAAACACACTTATCTCTGTTAAAGTATTAAATGAGGGTTTTGGATATACTCATCGTAAATTAAGAGTTAAACCTTCAGGCATTTCAACATCATTTAACACAATTAATTTTGTTAATCATGGATTTAATAGTGGAGAGATAGTAAATTATTCAGCTGAAACAACTGTAATCTCAGGTTTAACTACAGCAGTATCGTATATTATTAAAAAAGTTTCTGATAACTCATTTAAGTTAGCAAATGCGGGAGTTGGTGGTACATCCACAGTTGATTATGATAGAGAAAACTATGTTAATTTTGAT